TGAGAACGATCAGAACGTGGGAACGTGTTTCGCATACATGATGCAAAACCAAAACAGCGACGGCGCCAGGGCTGTCGCGCGAATGACAACCGACCTCGAGGCCGCGCAACATTATGTGATGTCCGCTCTCCGAACAAAGGTCGACACCGCCGACGGTGTTGCCGCTTGTCGGAAGCTGGGCATCGAGCCGCGGCGGTACAGGATCATCAACCCGCCTGTAATCACAACACAGAAAGAAGAACGCAATGAATCAGGACGATGAACCTGGCGAGGTTATCCATGTCACGCCGTCGTACCCGCCCGGCTGCAATCACGAGTGGCATTACGAAGAAGTAAAGAACGCAGCCGGTCATGTCATCGAAGAGACGCCGACACATTGCGTCAAATGCGGTATGTCTTTCACTCGCTACATCTTCACCGAGTGCCCATGAAAAGAGGCGAACCCGAACCCGACCCGTGGGCACTTGAGAAGATGGTGCTCTTCACACTTCTTCTAATACTGCTGGCACTGTACGCAGAATGAAAACCGATCACACACAAGGATTCAATGACTGCATTAAGATTTATGCTGCTGCTCGCTACAACGGTCATCGGGCAGATGCTACAAGCGGCAATCCAATGCAGATTGCTGCTGCCTCCGAGTCCTACCCGTTCCACCTCGAGAGCTATCACTATGTCGGCAAGGGACAATGCGACGAAGTGATCCGCCGCAACGGGCACAAGATATTCATGGACTCGGGCGCGTTCTCGATGTTCACGCTGGGCATCAAAGTGGACCTCGACAAGTACGCCCGCTACATTGTGTCGGCGCAGGACTTCATCGAGATCGCATCGAATGTCGACGCTATCGGGGCAGGCCTCGAGGCGGAGAGCTACGCAAACCAGAAGTACATGGAGTCACTCAAGTTGCCCGTGCAAGTGTGCCCTGTGCACCACGCACGCGATCGTGATGAGTGGCTCGTGCGGTACCTGGACGAAGGGTACGACTACATCTTTCTCGGAGGCATGGTGCCAGAGGCAACACCGTACTTGATCGAGTGGCTCGACCATGTCTTCGACAAGTACCTGGCGAACCCAGACGGTAGCGCCCGCATCAAGGTCCACGGCTTCGGCCTGACGACGTTCGAGTTGATGGAGCGCTATCCATGGTACTCAGTGGACTCGACATCGTGGGTCATGATTTCGATGTTCGGTAGCTGCATCATGGATATCGGTGGCAAGCGCCGGGCTATATCATTTTCCGAGAAGAGCCCGAACGTCAAGACCGAAGACAAGAGCTACTGGAGTCTGGACAGCGTCACGCAGAAGTACGTGAACGACCTGCTAACCGCGGAAGGGTTCAAGGCGGAAGACCTGGCGACGAACTACGGTATGCGCGACGCATGGAATCTCCGCTACTTCAAGCAGTACATGAAGAAGCTCGGCAACCCAACCTATATGCGGTCAGCAGTGACCTTCTTCTAATGAACCTCACGACTCTGAAATACCTCTGCGAGCACGTAGGCACTCTGCTGCCTGCGTTCCAGAAGCTCCACGTCTACGACGATGAGAACGGCGACCGGCGTGCACAGGTGAATAACGGGCGCTACACAGTCGACGTCCCATGCACCATGCCCATCTGCACGGTCGATGCCGCCAAGCTGGCAAGTGCATGGGGAGTTTGCGACGGCGACCCCACCTTCCGGCTTACCGACGCGAGTTTAATGGTCCTGGGCCAAGCCAGGCGGAGCCGTCTGGGGCTTTCAGACAGTGGGGCATACCCACGTACTGCCCCCACTCCGAAAACCTCCCACACGGCCTCCGGTGTCAGCACCCTCATCGAACAGCTCAGACCCTTCGTGGCCACCGACTCCTCGAAGATATGGGCTAACGGCATCTGTCTTCACAACGGGTTCGCCTATGCTACGAACAACGTCATCCTCTGCCGGGTACCATTCCCGACGGTGTTGCCAGCGACGGTGATCGTACCCTCTGCCTGCTTCGATGCAGTGGTGAAGAAGGGAGAGCCGATCGACATGGGCGTGACGTCGGACAGCGTGACGTTCTACTTCGAGGACGATGTATGGGTGAAGACACTTCTCATCGCCGCGGAGTGGCCCACGCACGTCGTCGACAACTACGTCACCGGGCTATCTGATCAATGGGCAACACCGCACCATCTGCTGGCGGGCGTTCTCGATGCCGCGGTAAAGCTGGCGGATATGCGCATACCGATTGTGGAGTTCCGCGAGGGAGGACTCAAGCTACTAGACGAGACATTCGAGGCGGACGACCTCGAGCTACCATCCACAGGGAAGCTCAATGCACGCATGGCTGCATTGGTCTTCGAGCACGCCACGGCTATTCAGTGGCATACACCAAAGCCAGATGCACACGCCTTCAAAGCCGGCGAAGTGATTGGCTTATTCGGAGGACAGAGATGAGCGAAACGATCGAAGAGATTTATCACGAGATGATTGCTGTCACTCGCCAGATTCAGGAGTGCAACCAGAAGCTGGACGCACTCATGGCACGGGCGCAGGTGCTAGTTGGCGAGAAGGTAAAGCGTGAGCCAGTGCATCACGTTGCCTCTGCCGACCCTGCAGAGATGCACGTCCTCGCTGGCACCCTACCGCCCAACATTCTGAAGAAGTAAATGCAGCGTGATGATTCGGTCGGTTTCTTCTGGGAAGAAATCCAAGTTAAAGAGAAAAGGATCAACTATGACCGACCGACTCCTCCGATACCTGACACGGGCTGGGTGGCGCCGGGTAGCTTTCCAAGGCTATGTGATGTTCAGATACTCGGCCTGGACACTGAGACAAAGGACCGCGCCCTTATCGAGAAGGGTCCGGGCTTTCGTAGAGAAGGTGAAGAGGGCGCTCACATCGTAGGCATCAGCGTCGGCACGATGGATGGTGGCCGCTGGTACTTCCCCATGCGGCACAAGATAGCGCCCGAGCAGAATCTCGACCCTGGCCATGTGCTGGCCTGGGCGCGCGACAACATTTGCACCGAGGGCCAGGCGAAGGTCGGTGCGAACCTGTCCTATGACGTGGACGCCTTGTGGAGTGAGGGCGTCCCCGTGAGCGGACCGTTCATCGACGTGCAACACGCCGAAGCGCTAATAGACTCCAATAGATTTACGTATAACCTGGACGCCCTGAGCAAGTCGTACCTCGGCGAGACGAAAGTCAAGAGCGAGCTCTCTGCATGGATCGAACGCGCCTACGGTGACGGCGACAACTATCGCGCGCATATCTGGGCAGCACCTCCGTGCCTCGTGGGACCGTATGCAGAAGGGGACGTGGACCTGCCGCTTCGCATCTGGGAGAAGCAGAAGCCGATCATAGAGTCGCAGCTCATGATGGGGCTCTTCGACTTGGAGACAGAGCTCATCCCGATGATGGTCCAGATGCGGCAGAACGGTGTGCGCGTTGACATCGAGTACGCCAAGCGCCTGGACGACGAGCTCACCGCAGGCATCCTCGAGGCCGACGCCAAGATCATTGCCGTGTCTGGTGGCATGATCCGCGAGCTCAACCCAGACAAGGACATTGGCAAGAGCGACCTGGCAGCACTGTTCGACGCAGCCGGTGTTGTCTATCCGAAGACCGCCACGGGACAACCATCGTTCGTGAAAGAGTGGCTCGAGCGCGTGAAGCATCCGGCTGGTGAGCTAGTTCGACACCGCAGGCAGTTGCAGAAGTACCGCAACACGTTCATCCGATCGTACATCCTGGACAAGCATGTCAACGGTCGGTTGTTCGCGCTCTTCCATCAATTGAAAGGGGACGAGAACGGCACCGTGTCTGGGCGCTTCTCTTCGTCGCTCCCGAACCTACAGAACATCCCTGCTCGCGATGAGTATTGGGGTCCGAAGCTGCGGGCACTCTTCATCCCAGAAGAGGGCGAGGAGTGGGTCCGCCACGACTGGTCGCAGATCGAATATAGGTTCTTGGCTCATTACGCTAGGGGACCGTCTGGTGAGTCCGTTCGCCAGCGGTACACGAACGACCCGACCACTGACTTCCACGAGATGACCCTGGACTTCGTGTCACCGTTCACCGGCTGGGACGTTAGCACGAAGGCTCTCCGCAAGCAGTGGCGCAAGCCAGTGAAGAACATTAACTTCGGGCTCGTGTATGGCATGGGCATCGACACGCTGATTGCGTACCTGGGACTGTCGCGCGAGGAGTCCGAGTACATCATCCAGCAGTATCACAACGCTGTCCCGTTCGTCCGTGCCACATACAACGTCGCCCAGCGGCGCGCACAGGAGCGAGGCTTCATCACAACCTTTGGCGGCCGACGTGTCCGCTTCGATCTGTTTGAACCGCGCTGGGGCAGTGCGGAGTACAACGGCGGCAAGGCAATGCGCTACGACGACGCTGTCGAAGCATGGGGTCCGCGTGTGACCCGTGCCTACACTCACAAGGCGTTGAACGGTCTGCTGCAAGGTAGCGCCGCGGACTTGATGAAGACAGCCATGCGCGACATTCATCGCAGTGGTGCAACGAAGGTCGTTGGCGTTCCCAAGCTCACCTGCCACGACGAACTCGGGCACAGCGCCAATAGAAGCCCGCAACATCAGGAAGCAATCAAGGAGGTACGACATATCATGGAGAACTGTATGACGTTGAATGTTCCTATCCGCGCTGATCAAACACGCGGGCCGAATTGGGGGGCGTGTGCATGATCTACGAACTGTGGAGCACAGAGACCGACCGCCTACTCGGCTCGGTGGAGGTCGGCTACGTGGACGAGGCCATCGGTACCCGTGTGCCACTCCGACTGAAGATGCCGATCGACTGGTGCGACGGCAAGCGATACAACGCAGTCGAAGCGCTCGTGTGCAAGATGAAGATCAACAAGAAAGAATACTGGGCACTCGAGACGAACCTGCCGTTCTTTCTTGTCCAGAAGATCGACGGCTTTGCGCCGAAGCTCGAGCGGCCTAGCCTCGAGCAAATGTTCTATCTCAATCGCCATGAATAACTGCTCTATCTGCAACATACCCGAAGACCACGAAGACGGCGAGCTCCGTCCATACGGCAAGATGGGAGCTCTCATCTGCTTCAACTGCATGATGTCCACGCCCGAGAATCAAGCAGAGGCCAATAAGCAATTCACTGCTAGGCTAGACGTGGCAGCAGAAGAGAACGGTGTGATTGTGCTTGGTGGCCGCGACGGTCCTGTACCGCTATGAGTGATACAGCACTTCCGCCTGTCTGGGTCGTCGTCAAGGATGGTCACATCATCGGCACACACGACGAACCCTGCACCTGGGACGGTATCGATGGCGTGCGCTACGACCCACCAGCAGCTTGCAATCCAGAATGGGCAGATAAGGACATAACGATCCTCGTCAGGCACCTACGAGAAGACACCAATTTCGACGCCACCATGATAGAACAAATGCTTGCTTTCGCACAATGCGCAGCAAAGCGAGATGGATGAAGTCGGCTTCTGGGCGGAAAGGATTCGTCCCAACCTCACCAAGAGCTGCCAGAACATGGGCCTGCGCTTCCACTTCGAGCGCATCGAGAATGTTGTTGGCGACGGGACACCCGACGTCAACTACTGCATCGCCGGTGTTGAAGGTGGCATCGAGTTGAAGTTCAGCGACACTGCACACGGCGACACCGCACAGGTGCTAGGCATCCAGCACGGCATGAGGCGGTCCCAGATCATCTACGCCTCGCGGCGGATATGGGCTGGTGGCCTCTGCTGGTGCTTGATAGGGAACAAGGTGGCGACCTGGCTGGTGGACCTCCGAGGTATGACCCCGGAGGGGATGGCCGACCTGTCCACCGCCAGTAGTGCCAGGCTGCGCGAGGTAGCTGCCTGGCACTGCGGTCAGCGGATGGGTGGTACCCTACCCCTAGCCCTTATTGAAAGACCTACAGGCTACTTGTCCTCGTCCTCTGGTTCCGGGTTGATTGGGACGTAGGAGATGGCGTTCGGCTTCACGCCCACGGACGAGGCGAAAGCCGTGATAGCCTTCTGTGCCGCGGCCTTGTCCTCGAAGGTCTTCGTACCTTCAGCGATGACCGTGTCACCGGCATCGCTCTTGAAGCGCCAGGACCATACGCCGCTGGAACCTTCGCTGCATTCGATCTTCATGCTAACTCCTAGTCTGTTGAACGTGTGCGGTTGCCAAGCGCGGTGTTTATCGTGGTGTCCTTCTGCCGGCTAGCAAAGGACGAACCGAGCCAGAAGGCTCCTATTGTCGACAGCGAACCAATGATTGCCGTCACCACGATCAGTCTAACCTCGTCGGTGTAGATCTGTCCACCATTCGCTCTAAATATTTCCCAGGGGAATAGGACCACTAGCACCATCATGACGACGAGTCCAAGCATCACCATCGAGATGACGAACGCAGGCTGCGACATCAATGTCATGGGCACGTCGGTCGCTGTGCCTCGCATCTGCTGGGCCACTGCGATACTGTACGCTCGCGCGCCTTCGATACCTCCGCCGCCAGCCTCTTGGATGTTCAGGTAGTTCTTCTCGATAGCCTGCTTCACTGCTGTCGCCTGGACAGGATCGCTCTTGATGGCTTCGATAACCTCCTGCTCGTTCTTCGCACCGATAGCGTCCTTCGCTACTGTGAAGACTGCTTCAGCCGCGGCGAGGTTGCGTTGTGCCACCTCCGAACCAGAGCCGAATATCTTTGTGAGTTGCGGGACAAGTTGGATGAGCGTCGGCAGCAGCGCTGCAACGATGGCTGGGATGGGCATGGCTTTCTCCTGCTGTAGTTCGACGCCAAGGTCCGTGCTGCCTTGAGTTATCTCCGCGGTCTTGCTTGCGATGTGCGGCAGCTTAGGCTCGAGAACAATAGCCGACGTCGCCAGCGGCTGCGGTGTTGCCGGCTGTGCTTCTTCGTTCAAATACAGTCCGCCTGCCTCTTCGTACTCTCGTCTGAATTCCTCCAGTGTGACGACGGGCTGGCCATAGGGACTCCCAGGCAAGCTCGCCCATTCTTTGTTGCACTTCAACACCGCAATATGGATGCGGCCTTCTACTACGTCCTCGAGTGCCTTGCGGCCTGCTATCAAAGCTATAGCAGCCAGGTCTTGCGTCGGCGGTTCGAAGTTGATGAACCCGTATTCGTTGCACACTCCGTCCCATGTTCGCTCGAGAATTTGATAGGCACCTGCAGCAGTGGACGTGAGCTTCTTACCGTTCCGCAGAGTCACCGTCGTGCGAATACGTGGGTGGTCTTGGAAGTCATCAAAAGTGGCGTATACACCGTCTACCCCAAGAAACAGACGGCCACCAAACAGGGTCCGATATCCGTCCTCACCTTGCGTGCCCTCGCCGAAACGCAGTGCCCAAAGGAACGCTCGGACGTTCCTCTTGACAATGAAATCGGTGAGCGTGATCGACATTAGTAGTAGCGCGACTTCGGAGGAGGCTCGTAGTCCGGCCGATGCGGAACGACCCACATCATTTTGTACCACATCGCGAGGCAATACGCTGCGAGCGCAATGGAAATCCACAGTGCGTCCGGCTGTGTCTCTTGCCGCTGAAATACATAGTAGGACCGCGAGAACGCGCCAAGACTAACACCGCCCAATGCAACGCACTCGATCACGGTCTTACGTAGCATGCCAGAGAAGCTCGCAACGATAGACGAGATGCCCACGAAGAACCAGCAGGCGGACGATAAGAATGAAACGTCGATCACTTGTCTTCGTCCTTCTTCGGTGGCGGCACAGGTGGCGGTGGCTTACGGAGCCAGGCGTCAAGGAACCCGGACACGGCGTTCGTCGACTGTACCCACTCCCACACGCGCGAGAGCACCGACATCCCGAACACGCCTAGCAAGAAGCCTGTGAGCCCATGCGGCAACGCGAGCCATGCTGCGACCCATTCAGTTGCGTAGTAAGAGAAGAACGCGCCGCCGATGAACATGAGAAAGCGCTCGAACAGCGTGCCGCTGACGAACTTCATCGACACCAAAGCACCGGCAACACCGGCGAAGCGCAGTATCCATTGCTGTGCGTCTTCCCACATCACAACACATTGAGCGGCATCACGTCGACATCCGACAACGTGCCGTCCGACGTCGTCATCGTGATACTGTCCGTGCCAAAGTAGGCCGGGTCTGGCGTGTAGTTCATCCAAGCGATTGCCGAGTTGACCTGGGACAGGTTGCCCACGACGACGAGTTCTTTCGTGTTCTGCCCTGTGATAGCGGCGTTGCCGGGATTGGAGGCGTTGCCTAGTTTCCCGTTCTTCATGTTGCTCGAGAAAGTCCCATAGTTGGCTGCGTCGGTTGCAGTGGTGTAGCAGGACATACCTCGCACAGAGGGCTGAAAGGTGACGAGGCTATCCCACTCGCGCTGTGCTTCGGCTAGTGTGAGGTTCACCGTGTCGTCATAGTTGTACCCGAAGCCTGCCAGGTGTCTCACGCCTGGAATGGACGACTCATTCGAGATGGTCGTGTATGTACTCAAGACCGCGCCGACATTCTTGTAGCCAGCATAGTCTGTGTACTTGCACTGCATCATTGTGAGGCAGTTCGCGTTGTTGAGAGCTGCGACCAGATTCTTCATCTCTGCTGGCCAGTTATGGAACGACAACATGATGGCGAAGTTCGCCCCATATGTCGCCTTCAACTGCTGTGCGATGTAGACTGCTTCTGTCCCGAGCACCGTGCCAGGCGTGGAGCCGTCAAAGCACCAGAAGTCTATCCCGTCGACGCCGCCTAACGAGTTGATGAACGGGATGATCGAGTTCAGCAGGTTCGTGGATTGCTGGCGCGTCGTATACCAGAATCGATTGTGTGTACCGCCGCCAATGGTCAGGAAGACCTTCTGTCCGCGTGTCCTCACTGTCTGCACATCGAGAGCCAGCGGCCAGCCAGGGTAAGCCCACGTCACAGAGCCGTTGTCCAGCCCATCACCAGAATTCGCCATGCAACATAACGTGATGATGTTATAGCTCATCGAGATATCTTTGACGTTCTGCGTACCCCAGCCAGGCCAATGTCCAACCAGAACCTTCGCTGGGAAGCCATCGGACAAGAGGCCGCTACCAGATGGCGGTGCGCTCACGACTGCGTCTATCGTGCCGTTGAAAGCCTTGATGCGAGTCTCGAGCGTGGGCTTGTATGCAGTAGCAACCCGGAACTCTGTGTTGTCCGGATAGGAGCGAAGACGAAGCGGCGTGTTCCTGTTTACGTTCGTTCCTGCTGGCACAGCATTGATCGGGCCGAACTGCGGCGAGTCCACGGTGATGGTAAAAGAATCGACGTCCGTGAGTGCGCCGTCTGAAGTGGTCAGGTCTATCTTGGCGATGCCCGAGAAGGTGGCGTGCGGTGTGAAGACAAGTCCAGCAAGCGCGCCATTCACTTGCGCTTGCGTGCCAGAGATCGTCACCGTTGGCGAGCCGTTGCCAGTCGTCACGGCGCCGCTCGTGAGGTTAATGTTCACGCGCCCGCCATTGACGACGTTCACAGTGACATTCACGTTCGCTGTGTCGGCATCATAGACGCTCACGCTATTGGCTGGGAACGTATAGCTCGTCTCGTACGGTGTTGACCTTGTCCCTGGCGCCACGTAGTTGATTGGTGCTTGCGGTGGCGGAGGTGGAGCGGTACCAGAGATCACAACCGTGAAGCTGTTCGCCTGGACATTTTTGCCGTCGCTCGTGCGCAGTGTGATCGTCAGTGTGCTGCTGAACGATGTAGGCGGCTGCAGGTACATCCCATTCAACGCGCGATTCACATTCTCGACCGAGCCGATCACCATCACCTTGAGAGAGGTGTTGTTCGTAATGATGACACCTGGATTCGGAATGACCGTGAGCTTCCCATTCGTGGTGATCAGCGTTGCCGTGACGAGGGGCGTGTCGACGTCGTCCAGCAGCAGTTGATTGCCGCCAGAGGCCGAGAAGTATTTCGTCGCATTGACGTAGCTCGTCTGTCCAGAGGGGACGGTGTTCGTCGGCGGCGCATTCTCCGGATAGTTCGGCTTCGGCGCTTTCTTTATTGGACTGGTCGCGAAGGGACGACGGGACATAGTGACCTCACGTTGCTGTCATGCGGAAGATACGGAAGCCAGTGCCATTGCTCGAGATGAGTGCGGCGTTATTGATCGTCAATGTCTTCGTCGTGGAACCGTCCACAAAGGCAACACCGGCTGCGGCGACAGGGTTGATCGTCACGGTACCGCCAGGCGTGTAGACGTTGAGGAACACGGACCAGCCGTCCACGAGGCACTCGGGATGAAATGTGATGGTGATGCCAGAGCCTTTGCAATCACACACGCAACCGTTGTCGCCTAGACGCATTTGTCTGCTCGCCGTTATGTCGGTCGGAGCCGAGTCCGGATCGTCCGGGTCCAGTCGCACACGCGGCAAGCCTGTCTCGTACAGATCGTTCATCCGGTCGATGTAATCTTTCTTGCCGTACTCAAAAGGACGAGTAGCCATCACACTTCCTCCATTGCTACTCGCGTAGCATAGACATCATAGTTGGGCTGGGACATGGGCGAGCTGTCGGCGAACTTGCCCCAGAGTTGATAGCTCTGCTCGAGTAGCGTGTCGTCGCTCTCCGGGAACAGGCTCACGAACAGCGGCTCGGTGACGCCGTTCTGTCGCATAAGCCGCATCATGGCGGCACGGTCTTCCGAGTCCATGTTGCTAAGCTCGAACTCGATACGCCTCCACTTAGGACCACGTTCACCACGGAGGTCGCCGGACTCTGTACGCTTGTTCTTGCTAGAGTCAACGAACGTGACGCTGTGTCCGAAGTTGAAGTTATACCGTGGCGACCAGACGGGACCGGCGATGAGTCGGCCGACTTCAAGGTACGTGTCGGGATTGGCCAGGTCGTAGAAGTGGACCTCCATCTTGCGGACCGCATGACTGCCAGGCACCCAGACAACTCCATAGCCTCCATAGCCATAGGCGAACAGAGAGGCACCGCCACGCTGATAGAAGTTCTCTCCCAATGGGGCACCCCACATGAACTG